GGATTCAGCCAGCCCTCGATGATGCCCTCCAAGCGGGCCAGGCGTTCGCCCAACCGGGCGACGTCGCGCCGGATCGCCCACTGTCCGGGAAGGATCGTCGCGGCCAGTGCCACGCCTACCCCGATGATCGCTAGCGTGTCGTTGTCCATGGCTGATTCCTAACAGCAGCGGCCCGCGACCCGCAAGCTCCCTTGCGTATAGTATCCATAGCCGCATAGCTTATGCTTTATGGATACTATACAGGGGCAAAAGGCGGGGCTGGCGTCCGGTGAGGCACGCCGGGAGCGTGTTCGCGATCGCGACCGGGAAATGGCGCTTGAGCGCGAGCGCCTGCCGGGGGCGAACACCTATGCGGCGCTCGGCAAGCGTTACGGGCTCACCCGCGACGGAGCGCGCAAGGCTGTAAGGCGGGCCAGGTCCGACCCGGCGATCCGGGGCGAGCTTGAGGCCGCCCGACTGGACCGGGAAGCATCCCGCAAAAAGATATTAGCTCAGCTATCCGATCTCGGGGTTGTCCACGGGGTTGTGTGTCCGCATTGCGGGATGATGACGTGAGCACGTCCCTGGAGGATCTCCTGCGGAAACAGGCCGAGGTTCGGGCGCGGGCGTCCCGAGAGAAGGCCGACCGGGGCGGCCAGGCCATCGGCGACGGTCCCGCCCGGCCGTTCGTCAACCCGGACACGTTGGCACACCTGACGGAGCGTGCGGCCGAGGAACCGGCCGAACCCGACCCGCCCCAGATTTCGCAAGTTGCGAAATCTGAATCCGTGGACGCGGCCCCGGCCCCGCCGGAATTGTCCGACCGTCGGACAATTCCCGATCCCGTGGCGCTCGTGAAACGGATCGCGGCGGACGGCTATTGGCTGGAGTCCCGGCTACGGGCGTGGACCGACCGCGACTGGACGGACTCGCGCGAGGCCCTGGACGCGCTGTTTCTGGCGGCGAATCTGGCGCGCGTCCGCCTTGGCAGGGAACCGTTATCCGCCGAAGCGGCGGCGGGCATGTTGGACGCGCTGGCCGCGCTCCCCGAGGCGCCGGACTCGACTAGCGGGAAGACGTTGCTTGAGGTGGCCCTGAAGCGTCCGCCCCCGCCCCCGAAGGTGCGGCGCCACCGAAGCGCGGACGTGCGCTATCCCACCGTGCTGACGCAAGGGCGTAGCGGCTTCGGGCGCGAGGCCCATCACCTGCCCCCGCTGATCGGGAGGCGTTCGGGCGGTGCGGTGCAGTACTCGCTCCTGCCCGGACTCGGTCCCGACTATGACGAATACGGCGGGGAGTTTCTGGCGTCCGTGTTGCCCGTGGAACTCTACACGACGCGCGGCAAGGGTGCGCCGTTGGACATCCGCATGGGGCTGGAGGCGATTTTCGACGCCCTGGGGCGCGGGCGCGCGGGCGGGCGCGTTCCCGCCGTCCCGTGGCGCCACCTGTTGGAGCGCATCTATCCGGGGGCGAAGGTGTCGGGATACGCGCGGCGCGCGTGGCCCGGACTGAACCGCGCGCTCGACCTGTTGGAGAAAGGCAACCGCTGGAGCCTGCCGATTGCCAACGGCAAGGGCGGATGGGAGCGCTGGCGCGTCGTCGTGCCCGCGCCCCGGCCCTTGACCGGCCATCCGTCCGAACGGATCGGGTGGACCGTGACCGTGCCCGACACCATCAACCCGGCCCTGGGCAGCATCCACAACCGGCACATCATCCAAGCGGCTGGAGCGGTGTCCACACAACGGCTTGCGCTCACGTCGGGGCTGCCCGTGCTATGGGACCGGCCCGGCGACCTGCGCCGGGAAGTGCGCGGCGAATGGCAGCAGGTGGACAACCCCGCTGCCTACCCGCTGCTGTCCCTCCGGAGCGTGGTGTCCCTGATGTACCCCGGAGGCGTTCCGGGGCGGAAGCGGTGGCGCGAACTGGAGGACGAAGCGCGGAATCTGTTGGACTGGCTGGCGACCGTGGGATACGCCACGTGGACCACGGAGCCGGGCGGGCGGCGGATCATGCCGGGCGCGGACTGGCCCGGTTGGACGGCGGAGCAACGCAAGCTGATCGAGGCCCCGAGGTGAGCGCCAGGACGTGCCGGGCGGTGCGGGTTCGGTGGAAGGGGGACGATTGGGAGTTTCCGATGTTCACGGGCTTTGACGTGCCGGGCGGCATATCCGACGAGACAGACCCCCCGACCGAGTATACCGCCCGGCGGTGCGAACGACCGGCCGATATGCGCCTCGTGGGATACGCGGTGTGCGCGCGGTGCTGGGAAGACATGCAGGAATAAGTGCACGGGTTTCAGCCCCCAGTGCACGGGTTTCAGCCCCCAGTGCACGGGTTTCAGCCCCCAGTGCACGGGTTTCAGCCCCCAACGCGCGTGCGCGAGGAAGGAAGTACTCTTACAAAGAGTACGAAACGAGGCGCGCGCGGAGCGCGGCGCGCCTTGTTGAGGCGCGCGCTCCGCACGCTTCGAACGTCAACGTCAACGGCCGCATTTATGGGGCAGGGGGTGGTCAAGGGCTGCGCCTTTCGATGAAGACCCTGGATCACTACACGGTGGAGAGTGGCCACGTCCGCACGTCGCCAGCTTCCGAGGTGGGGGCGGACGTGCTGGCCAGGGTGGGCCAGGCGCTAGGGGTGGCACTAGCCAGTTCCGCCCCGGTGGACGTGGGGGCGGGGTGGGTGATGGAGGCCAGGGCGGACGGGGGGGCATTGGAGGCCAGGCTATGGGTGCCGGGCATGGACACCACCGCCCCCCCTGGGGTGGTGATGCGTGTAGAGCATAGGGACGGCCGCCCACCGCTGCTGACGGCCGCGATGGCTGGCATCGTGCACGCTCCCGACGTTCGCGAGTCAGCGATGCAGGCTGGCGATCTGGAGCGCTGCATTGCGTGGGCTTGGCTGTCCGGAGCGGCGCACTAACAAGCCAGGGGGCTGACCCGACCCGCTATCAGTGTGGGCAGGTGTTTGCACCACCGCTTGCCGTTCGCCATATTGTCCACATGAATGCGACTCGCGAGCGAGCTTTCGGGGACCCCTGCCCGGCGATTGTTCGGCCCGGGGGGCCGTGATACCGCGTTGATGGGTAAGGCTCGTACGGGCCCAGAGGCGGTAGCGGACTACCTGCGGACGCTGAAAGTCCCGCGCGGCCGCTATGCGGGCCAGCCTCTGAAGCTCTTCCAATGGGAGCTTGACTTTCTCCGTGGCGCCTTCCGGCCGGGGGTTGCCGAGGCGGCGCTAAGCCTGGGCCGTGGCGGCGGGAAGACGCTCCTCTGTGCCGGTATCGCGGCGGCCGCCGTTGACGGGCCGCTCCGTGTCTGGGGCGGCGAGACTCTGCTGGTCGCCAGCAGCTTCAACCAAGCCCGGATCGCCTTCGAGTACCTGCTAGACCTGCTGGGCCGTGAGCGCCTGGAGGGCGACGCGTGGCGTATCCTGGACAGCCAGAACGCGGCATCGGTCCAGCATGTCCCGAGCGGTGCCCGTGTGCGGTGCATCGGGAGTGATCCCCGGCGGGCGCACGGTCTCTCGGGGGTGCTGTGGGTCCTGGATGAGCCCGCGCAATGGCCCGAGGCGCCAGGCGAGCGGATGCTGGCCGCGTCCCGGACGTCACTCGGGAAGGAGCGCGGCGCGCGCCTGATTGCGATAGGCACGCGGCCGGACGCCAGCGCGCATTGGTTCGAGGCGCTGCTACAGGGCGGGGCTGACTACGCACAGTGTCATGCGGCGCCAAAGGGCGCCGACCCGCAGGCCCCGGCCACGTGGCTAGCCGCCAACCCCGGGTTGAACCGCCTGCCCGATCTTCGGAAGGCGATTGCCAGGGAAGCCCAACTGGCCGCGCTGGACCCGATGGCGATGCAAAGCTTCAAGGCGCTGCGACTCAACATGGGCGTGGCCGACACAACGGAAGCGGTGCTCCTGGATGCCGACTTGTGGGAGGCTGCCGAGGGCGACGTCCCGCCGGGTGACGAGTGCTATTGGGGCGTTGACCTGGGCGGCGTCCATGCCGCGTCCAGCGTGGCGGCCTACTGGCCGGGGACCGGCCGCCTGGAGGCGGTGAGCGCCTTCCCAGCGGTCCCGCCCCTTGCGGATCGTAGCCGCGCGGACGGAGTGGCGGCGCTGTATCCGGCGGCGGCCGACCGGGGCGAATTGCTGGCCCTGGGCGGGCGTACCGTACCCGTGGCTGACCTACTGGCCGCTGCGCTTGCGGAGTTCGGGGCGCCGGTACGGATCGCGGCCGACCGCTGGCGTCTACCGGAGCTTGCCGACGCGATGGAAGGAGCGGGCCTGGATTGCCCGTTGGACGCGCGGGGCCAGGGCTTCCGCGACGGTTCGGAGGACCTGCGGTGCTTCCAGCGGGGCGTCCTGAATGGCGCGGTTACCCCGGTGGAGTCGTTGTTTCTCGCGCATTGCATCGGCAACGCGCGGGTGATGACCGACCCGGCGGGCAACCAGAAGCTGGCCAAGGCGACCCAGGGCGGGCGCCGGAAGAATGCCCGTGATGATGCGGCGGCGGCCGCGATTTTGGCGGTTGCCACGGCGGACCGGCACTACGCGCCGGACGAAGACGACTCGTTGCTCCTGGGGATCGCGTGAAGGGGCGTCCCAGGGGTGCGCGTTGGGAGGCTACACGGGCAATCGTGCTCGCGCGCGACGGCTACCAGTGCCGCAAGTGCGGGTCCGCGCGGCGGCTGGAGGTGGACCACATCCACGGCTGGCGCGGGTGCCCCGATCCGTATGCGCCGCAGGCGTGTCAGACCCTGTGCGCGTCCTGCCACCTGGAGAAGTCCCGAGCGGAGGGCTCTATCCGCAACCCGGGGCCGCGCGAGCGGGCCTGGGATTCACTTGTGAACGAGAGGATCAAAGACCATGAAAGCGACGGACGACGCCAAGGCGCTGCGAGCGCTTGAGGAAGAGCAGCTAGAGATTCGGAGCACGCTCCGGAGCATCTACGCCAGGGGTGAGAAGGACCCGGCCAAGCCCGAGGCGCCGGGGCTCGTGGAGAAGCTGGGCGCCCTGGAGGAGCGGTGCGCCGGGCTCAAGAAGTTCGCGGAGCCCGTGCGGGTGACGGCGACGGAGACCGACCCCGAGCAGCGCGAGATCGCCGCCTTGAAGGCCAAGGCATTGTTCGGGCGTGCGCTCAATGACATGCACGTGGGCGGGCGGTTGCAGGGTCCCGAGGCTGAGCTATCGGCCGCGCTAGGGTGCAACGGGGGGCTGACGCTGGCGCTGCTGGAGGAGCGGCCCGCTCCCGAGCAGCGCGCGGCCGCGACGATCCCGAGCACTACCGAGGGGACGTCGCCGCCGATCCTGGGCGAGGTGTTCACGTCGCCGGTTGCGTCCTTCGTCGGGGCGACCCGGCCGACAGTGCCGATGGGCAAGCGCGTTTACAACTACGTGAGCACGGGCGCGACCGCCGGGACCCCGGCCCAGGGCACGGCGGTTACGGAGTCCAGCGTAGCTATCAGTGGCGCCAGCGCGACCCCTGGGCGCGTGACCGCGCAGATCCGCTACCAGATCGAGGACGCCTACACAATCGAGGACCTGGAGGACGGGCTACGGCGCAATGCCCGTGAGGCTGTCGCGGCGAAGCTGGAAGCCGAGCTAATGAGCGCGTTGCAGGTGGATGCCGTGGCGACGGCGCCGACCACAACCACAACGGTTATCACGTTCGGCGCCTTCCTGGGCAAGCTGGCGGGCGCCATCGACGCGAAGTTCGCGCCCGACCTGCGGGGCGTGCGCTGCATTACGAACGCCGATGCCGCCGCGAAGCTGGAGGCTACGGCGCCTTCCAATTCGCCCGAGATCACCGCCGCCATTTGGGCGCGCCAGCACAGCGGCGGGTTCATGGCGTCCGCCCATGCCAAGGCCGATGCGTCCACCGATTCCGAGCTATTGCTGGTCCGTGGCGCCCAGCGCGGGCTCATGAGCGTCATACAGCCCGTGTGGGATACCGTGATGGTCGAGGACGCCTACACGGACGCTGGCAAGGGCGAACGGCTGCTTACGCTGATCGTGCTGTCAACGGTGGTAGTCCCGAGGACCGGCGCGTTCAAGCGCGACACGGTGCACCTATCCTGATGGCTGATTCCATCGAGCGCCGGGCCTCCCGAGTGGAGGTCCGGGCCGACGGCCGCCGTATCGTGGGTCTGGCCGTGCCCTGGGGGCATACGGAGACCTGCGAGGCCGCCCGGTGCGGCCAGCGCGAGGCGTTCGAGCCGTACTCCGTGCTGGCGCCGACCGTGGGGCTCCGGATCACGGCCGACCACGACGACGGCAAGGTGCTTGCCGAGGGCCGGGCTGCTGTCAGCCACCGCGACACGGCCAAGGGCTGGGAGGTGAGGGCCACGTTGCCGGAGGGCGAATTGCAGGACCGGGTACTCGCCGACGTCCGGGCCGGGAAGCGGGGATTCAGTATCGAGTTCCGCGCGACCGAGCAGCGGATCCGTGACGGGGTGCGCTCCATCGTGGCCGCCGTGGTGGAGACCGTGAGCCTGGTAACGAGTCCCGCCTACAGGACGGCGACTGCGGAGGTCCGGAGCCGCCAGGACGCCCGCCGGGAGTTGCTGCCATGGGTCTGAGGCGGTGGCTTGGGCTTGAGGAGCGGTCGGCCGACGGGTACACGGACCTGGTAACCGCCGGGTTGGTGGCCCGTGCGGAGGGCAAACAGCCCACGGCCCAGGGCGCTGCCGTAGTGGAGGCGGCGGCCGGGCTAGTGGGGCGGTGCTTCCAAGCGGCCGAAGTCGAGGGCGCCGGAGATTGGGAGCCAGCCCTGACGCCATCGTTCCTGGGCGACGTCGGCCGCCAGTTGGTGCGCGCGGGCGAGGCCATCTATCTGCCCCGCGCGGACAATGGCGCCGGGCAACGCTTGCTGGCGGCATCGGCCGTGGACATTACCGGCGATCCGGCGACCTGGAAGTACCGCCTTGAGCTATCCGGCCCCACGGAATCCTGGAGCGTGGAGGCGGCAGCGGACCGCGTGCTGCATTTCCGCCGTGCCACGGACCCGATCCGGCCCTGGGCGGGGGTAGGGCCCATGAGCGCCGCGAGCGTGACGGCCCGCCTGCATGGCGCGCTAGAGAGAGCCCTGGGCGATGAGGCCGCAGGACCCCGAGGAACGCTGCTGGCTGCCCCTAGGAGCGGCGCGAGCAGCAAACAGGCCCTGGAGGGCCTGGAGGAGCGCTTACGCACGTTAGGCGGCCGTACAGCGCTTCTGAAGCCGTTCGAACACGGCGGCGGCGGGGTGGTCAAGGGCGCCGATTCCCCGCAGGGCTGGGATCCGAAGCGATTGGGCGCGGACCCGCCCGCCGGGGCGGTCCAGCTTCTGGACCATGCGGGGAAAGACCTGCTAGCCGCCTGCGGGGTGCCATCGGGGCTGTTGGCCGGGACCCAGGCGGCCACGGTGCGGGAGTCGTGGCGCGTGCTGTTCTTCAGCCTGATTTACCCGCTCGGGCAGGCCGTCGAGCACGAACTGCGGAGCAAGCTGGGGCTCCCCAGCTTGGATATCCGCTGGGACGCGCTGGCGGCGGCCGACGTCGCATCGCGGGCCCGGGCCTTCAAGGCGCTTACCGAGGCGGGCATGGATGCGGCCCAGGCCGCTGGGCAGGCGGGACTCGATGGTTAGGGTCGACGTGGTCACGGCTCCGACCAAGGAGCCGTTGACCTTGGCCCAGGCGAAGCTGCACCTGCGGGTCGATGCCGCCGACGAAGACTCGCTGATCTACGGCATGGCCATCGCCGCGCGCACACAGATCGAAGAATTGACGGGCCGGTGCCTGATGCCGACGACGCTGGCCGCGTATTTCGAGGCGTTCCCGGCGGGCAGGACGCCGCTGGCGTTGCCCCGCCCGCCGCTGCAATCCGTGTCGAGCGTGAAATATTGGGCCCCCGGCGCCACGGATTACGCGACCCTGGACAGTGCGAAGTACCGAGTCCGGACGTTCGACGGGGCCACGGGCCCGCCTGGGCTGGTCATACCGCTTGAGGACTGGCCAGTCACGGACCCGGCGCCCGATGCCGTGCGGATCGAGTACGTCGCGGGCTACGGCAACCTCCCGGAGCCGCTCCTGGGCGTCCTGCGGGCGCTCCTGGGGCATGCCTACGAGAACCGCGAGGCCGGGGTTGCCGGCACTGTGACCGCGACGGACCGGATATGGGCCAGCGCGCTGGCGCCGTTCATGACCGACTTGGAAGACCGATGACGAGCCCGTCTACGGGTAGCGGCGGGAAACTGGCCGTTAGGGACCGACTCCTCCCATCAGCCCTAAGGGCGGGCCGCCACCTCTTGAGGGACGATAGATGAGCGAGATAAAAGAGGGCGTGTTGGTGCCGCCCGACGTTTGCCGGGCCGCGCAGGAGTTCTGCCGGACCGTGGGCTGGGACCCCGAGGGCGAGCTTGAGCCATGGCAGGCCGTGCGCGCCGTGATGGTCTACGTCCTGGGCGGCTATGCCGACCAAGCCATGACCAAGCAGATACACCATCAAGTGGCGTCCGCCGTGAGCCGGATAGTCGCGCACTTCTCCGAGGGGCAGCTACAGTGCGTGCACGACAATCACGGGACCGTGCAGGTCCGCAAGACCGCCCAGCACCCCGACGGGCCGGGCGACTGGCAACCCTGCTGGACGCCGGGGCTCGACGTGAGCGCGCTGGACAATGACGAACGCGAGCCGTGGAGGGGCTAAATGTCGAAAGGTTCCCCGATGATCCGGATAGGGCGCGCGTACATCGCGGCCGCCCAGGAGTTCGCCCAGAACGCGACCGGCAAAGAGTTCGGGCCCCGCCAGGCGGTGGAGTTTTGCTTGGCATCCACCATCACGGAAAAAGCGCTCAACGATCTAGAGAAGACGTTGGGCAAGATTGTGTTGGAGAACACTGCCCGCGCGGTGGTCGGAGCCATCCAGCACCTGACCGATCTCGACATCGAGGTGACGTCGGAGGTCTGCGGTGACGAGGCCGTGCTGACGATCCACAACAAGACGTCGCGCCAGCCCGGCCAAGAAATGGGAAAGTGGATCAAGTACCGGGGACTCAAGCTCGCCAAGGGCGAGGCCGTCCCACCGCTGGCTGAGGCCTAGCCTACTTCGTCGGGGGCGGCGGC